AAGTACCGAAAAGCATTGAAAACCAGTTATACAAGAGATTGGACGCACTCGACGCACAGATTTTCGAGTGTGAAATGGAATACAAAGAAATCGTGACCGCACTGACGGGAGAAAACAGGAGGAAAGAACATGGCAACAGGATTCAGCGTCATGGACGCACTGAACAAGAACAGTAAGGCAGGAGTTGACGAATCACCGAGGGCGAGATTCCGGACAAAGGACATTTCAATTTTCAAGATGTACCGGAACAAACTCAATTTCTACGATTTGGCAGATATTGAGGAACTGGCAGGAGACATCCTCATGTATGGTCTCAAACAGAATCTTGAGGTTGTATTTGAGCCGAATGAGCAGGGTGAATATAGAATCGTCGCAGGTGAGAGACGGTGGCTTGCACTCAAGCACCTTGTCGAGCAGGGATATAAAGATTTTGAGATTGCGACCTGCAAACTGACCACACCGCAGGACGAGGACGAGGAGCAGGTGGAAATCATCATCGCAAACGCATACCGGACAAAGTCTCTCAAGGATGTCATCGAGGAGGAACAGCGTCTCAAAGCGTGTCTTGAGCGTATGAAAATGGATGGAAAGAAAATCAAAGGATATGACCTCCAGTCCGGTCGCCTCCGTGATGTCATCGCCTCAATGCTCAAGATGTCAAAGACCAAGATCGCACAGATTGAGAGCGTCAACAACAATCTGATTCCGGAGTTTCGAGAGGAACTCAACAACGAGCGTCTCACATTCTCCGCAGCGTATGAGTTGAGTGGGATGTCTCCGGAGATGCAGCAGGAGGCACTTGCAAAGTACAAGGAAAACGGAGAATTGTCCTATACGGAAATTAAGGACATGAAATCACCGCAGAAACAGGAGCAGGATGTAGCAGGGCAGCAGGACACCGTGTCAGATTCAGACACAGCAGGGCAGCAGTCATCAGAAAACAGCATGAATCCTCCGGAGGAAAAGAAAGCGGGCGACGATTATGAGACACCGCATCCGGAGGGAATCACATCAATCTGCTATTCCTGCACCGAATACGAGACTTGCAACGTAAAGACCGGAACATGTACCTCATGCGACCAGTACAAGAACCGTGCAGAGGCTTACAAGACCGAGGAGCAGAGATATAACGAGGAGCAGGATGCAATCGACCGTGAGACAAAAAAGAAACTCCGTGAACAGGCAGAGGAGGAGAAGATGAACAACCTCCCGTCAGACACACAGGAGAACGGTCAGAAAGTGCATCACATTAAACTGGGAGCGACATTTTTTGAGGAGGTTGCATCCGGAGAAAAGACATTTGAACTCCGGAAGAATGACAGAGACTATAAAAAAGGCGACATCCTTGAGATGATGGAGTTCAAGGACGGAAAGAACACAGGACGCACCGTGAGAGTGCTTGTGACATATATCCTTGAGGAGTTTGCAGGTCTTGAGGACGGATATTGCATCATGGCAACATCACTCATGAAAGAGGATGCTGAATGATGACGGTGAAATAAGGAGGAAAAGACAATGGATGACATCAGACGGGGAGAGATATTCTATATCGCACGAGGGGGGGCGACGAACGGGAGTGAGCAGTTTGCAGACAGACCAGCAGTCGTGGTCAGTAATGACGAGAACAACAAACACTCCGGAGTGATTGAGGTTGTGTACATGACGACACAGCCAAAAACAGACCTCCCGACACATGTGACTATCCGCAGCACCGGAAGAATATCCACAGTTTTGTGCGAACAGGTGTCGTCGGTATCGACCGAGCGTGTGAATAACTATATCGGGCAGGTATCAGAGCAGGAAATGAAAAA